CGACGTAGGAACTCCCCGTCACGATTGCGCTGCCCTTCACCTTCCCCTCGACCCTCGCCGTGCCGCTCACTGAAAGCGGCGGCGCTTCCTTCTCGCCCTCCTTCACCTCTCGGTTGCTGTTGACCTGCGCCTTGCCGCACACGTAGGCATTGCCTCCGATGCCGGTAATCCCCATTATCTTCGCCTCGTCAACGACCTTCGCATTTTCGCCAACGACTCCAGCGATGAGGTTCACGTCTCCGCCAACAAAGCCGTTGTCGCAGACGATGCCGCCCTCGCCCACCCAGCAGTCGCCGCCTTGCGACAGGTTGCCGCTCTTCTCAATCCATCCGCCCTTCTCCCCCATCTTCTCGACGAGGATGAAGGACTCCTTCTCCTTGGACTCCACGACCTTGCCGCCCTTGCCGATTTTGACTTCCTTCTCGACGACCCTGCGCTTCTCATAGATGATGCGGGCTATCTGGTGAAGCTCCTTATTCCCGAAGAAATGGGTGTTGACCAACTTTGGAGAACCCGTGTCCTCATACGGAGAACCCGTCTCTGGGTTGATGAACATCTCTACGAACTTGAACTTGTTCAAAGCCATCGCAATGCACCTTAAATGCTTCCGTCGTCCGATTCCCCAAGAAGTCCGCTGTCGTATATCACGTCCTCCTCGGTCTCCTCGCTAGAGCCGTTCCAGTCCCACTCCCGCGTAAGCCTGTCCTCCTCCATCAGGCTGCGCTTGGCGAGCCGCCTCGCATACGCCCGCTCCTCCTCGCTGAACGTCTTTGCGAGTTCCCACCGCTCATTCGCCGGAAGCGTGAACATCTGCCTCACCCGCGCATACCTCTCGTCGTCCTTCTTGACGCGCACGGGCTTCGCCGCTGGGATGACCTCCGCTGGTTTCGCAACGCCCGGTTTCGACGTGTCGCCGCCGCCGCCCATGAAGAACCCAGTCATCCTGCACAGCGGTGAACAGAAGTAGTCGCCCGACCCCTTCGAGTCGAACTGACGCCCGCATCTCTTGCACTTTCTCTTCGCCATTTGGAAAACGCCAACAAGACAAAAACGTTACTGGAAGAACGGCGAGTCCGCTCCCTCCGACCAAGGGTCTCCGCCCATGGACGGATTCGCCGCCCCGAACCCATTCGGGCCGTACTGCGACTCCAAGTCCGCCTCCCCGCCATACGGAGCCTCGCCCACCTCGACGGAATCGGCGTCGACCGCCTCGGGCTTCGCCGCCTCCACCGCCGCATCCACGTACTCCTTCACTTCCTTCCCCATCTGCTCCATCGCCGCTAGCGCCATCGGGTCGGCCATCACCCCCCCTGGATTCGGCTTGTCGCCCCTGACCTTCTCAATTTGCTCGTCCGCCTCCTTCACCGCCTCGTCGGGGATGACGCCCATCACGATTCTCGGCTGGCTGGAGTCGCCGCCATCGCCTGGAAGGTCTTCTGTCGTCCACCCGCGCTTGCGCCCCTTTGTCTGCAAAGTGAAGATAATCGTGCTCGCGTTCCCAGCCCTGTTCAGCCTGTCCAACTGGTATTCCGCCTCCTCAACCATGTTTTCGGGCTGCTCGTCCTTCAGCGCCTGCAGTTCGGGATGCTTCCGTATGTACCGTGAGAGGAAACTGCGCTCGCAGTGTATCAGCGCCGCTATCGTGTACAGCGGTATGTTCTTCTTCAGGCAGTCCGCTATGAAGTTCTGCTCCTCCTGCGTGCATTCGGAAGGGTGGCGGAATATCCCGTTCGCCGCCATTATCGGCGCTCGCTCGCGCATCTCCCTCACCGACCGCGCCACAGACGGCCGCATCATCTCGCCCACGCCTTCTATCGGGCTCCGCTCAGTCCGCTCCTCCATCAGCCCTCTCCTTCCTCGGCGTCCACTGCACCGTCATTCGGGACGAACATGCCAGAACCCTCGCCATCGCCTCCTTCGCCCACTCCTTCTTTGCCCCCCTCTCCCACTCTCGGCAGTTCGCCAGCTCTACCGCCGCGTTTCGCTGCCTCCTGTTCCATCCACAGAGGATAGTTTGCATCTATCAGTTCCTCCCTGTAGTTTTTCACCTCCGCCAGCGGATACCACTTCTTCGTGAGTTCCCAGTCCTGCGGAAAATGCTCCATCATCACCTTGTTGTACGTCGCGGACGGAACTCCGCCCATCGACCTGTTCACATACTTGTATTCGGGGGCGAGCACAAGCCCCGCCTCCGTTATCGCATTCAGCATCTCTTCGCGCGGCCAGTCCCAGCAAGGATAGAATGTCTTGTTCCCGACATTCTTCCCCATCGTCTTGCGGCAGTATATCAGCCGGTCTATCGAATCGTTCTTGCTTATCCCAACGGCGCACCACGCCCTCGGAAGGTTGAACTTCATCCGCAGGTATTCGAGCACGTCCAGTTTAGTGAAGTCTCTGTCGGGGATGACCTGGTCTATCACGTCGCACTCCCACGGGCTTTCCTGGTATATGTACCGCACGAGCGCCATCTTCAAGTCCTCGCCCATCATCCGAAGTATCCGTGTGTTCAACATCGCCTCGAGATAGTCAAGATATTCGTCCGCAAACCTGTAGCCGGGAACGGTCGCACAATGCACGCAGATTATCCTGTTGAAGAACTTAAGGCACTGCAGGTATGCCGCAAGCGAGTCCTTGCCTCGGCTCAAAAGGCAGAATATCGTGCCGTGGCTCTTCTTCGCTATCTCACGGCATAGCTTATCCGTGGCGGGTGTTGAGTACCGAGGCAAAATCATTTTTTTAATCTCCGTATAGCTTCTTCTATCGGACACCCAGCCCTAATTAGTTCACAAAGTCTCACATATCTTACTCCATATTTTCTCGCAAAATATTTAATACTATTTCGCTCACCATCCATCATCACAAAATAAGAGTGTCCAATACCAACTTCCTTTGTTACGGCATCTTCAATCTTCCATCCGTGTCTAAGTCTCAGGCGGATGACACCTCTACTCACTCCAAACCTCTTAGACAAATGACTTAGCCGTACCTTATGCCCCCTAAACCATACTAGTTCATCTTTTTCTTGCTTCGTGCTTACCATAACTTTCTCAAGAGGCAGCCCCCTTTTTATCCTCTGTTTGATTACATGTTTTGGGATTCCTAATCTTTCGGCCCACTCAGAAAGACAAAGTGTTTCTCCGTTGTACATTATAGGTTTACAATTTCTCTTGTTCCTGCCATTCACTAACGGAGTGACAAACCTACAATTAGAAGGTTCATAGTTTCCGTTGTTATCTATACGGTCTATCTGCAACCCAGGCTTATAGCCATGAGTTAATGCCCATTGCATAAAAGGCTCTGTTCTAATCAGATTTAGTTCTTCGTCGAACCATTCCTTGCACACCCTAATCCCCCTGCCTCCATAGTCTTGGTAGCAGTTAGTTTTCGGATTATAACACCTTTGCGTCATTCCAGAGAGGATAATCCGTATGCGCTTTCTAGTTTCTTTAGGGATGGTATAGTACCAATCTGACATTCTCTTTGCCATTTTCTAAGCCGCTCTCCTCTCTCCTCCGACAAAAAGGCGCGCTTCCACCGCGCCCGCGAATGGAAGCCGCGCTCTTCCCGCCCCAGGATTGTCCTTCGCTATCGCTTGTGGCCGTCCTGTCCAATGGCCATTATGTAGCGGCTCTTCGCCGCCTTCTTCCCGCCCGCATGCTTCTTGTAGTCCGGCCCATACGTCCCTCCGTCCGCATCGATCAGCTTCCGCGCCCCGCTCGTCTTGCGGAAGTTCGCCTCGCTCGTCTCGCCGTTGTACATTCCCTGGTTGGATGCGCTTCCGAGATACCCGCCCTTCCCGTCCGGCCCCAGCCACTTCTCCTTGTTCGCATAGAACAGCCCGCGCTGCTGTAGCGTCGTCATCGACTTCACGGGGCGCATGTTCTCTATCTTCGCAAAGTACCGTCCGCCAGTCCGCATGTACCCCTTCGGCGGCTTCTGCCCGTAGTCCCGAATCCGCTTCCCGCCCGTCTTCTTCGTCTGGTAGTCCTCCATGTTCCCGAGGAACTGCTTCGACTTCGCCTTCGCCGCCTGCTTCTGCGAATAGTCGGATGAACTCTTCGCCCACTTCGCGGACTTCTTCTTTGGCGTTGATGTCTTCTTCGCCGCCGCCTTCTTCTTTGTCGCCATCTGTTGTTTCTCCTTTGGTGAAAT